GGAGAAAATACAGAGGAATCCTCTGCACTGGACATTGAAAGCCTTGAAGTATTTGAGAATATCGCCTACATCATGGCAAAACATGCCGATGCAGCCATTCCGGCATCACCGGACGAGTGGCTGGAGCAGTTTAACACGTTCAGTATTTATGAGATCTTGCCGCAGCTGATCGACCTCTGGGGTTTGAACGTAGAAACACAGGTCAAGTCTAAAAAAAACATCGCCCGATTGACCGACCGATGACCACACCGCTGTTTTTGTTGCGGTGCGTTCAGCTTGGTTTGTCAATGGGCGATTTGGATTTTTTGACCATTGGTCTGGTGAATGATATGTTCACCGAACGGGAGAATGACGAGTGTCATTATGATGTGCTGGCGGATCAGAGGGATTTTGATACGTTTTGACGCTTTACTTTTTCGACAAAATGTGCTATAATCACCATGAGGTGATTAATATGTCGGGAAGTGATAAGAAACATAGATGCGGAGAACGTAAAACAACTTTTATTGATACCGGTATTATAGAGCAATTTGAATCGATTGTCTCAAATGAAGAAAATGAGTATTCTTATTCAAGTATATTGAAACTCATAGATTTCTATCTTTTACATCCACTTAATGAAGAAAAGCACGCACAGGCTATTCTGCGAGATAGGTATCACTGGAGAATAAAGAGCAAAGATAAATCTGGAAATGAAATATTGAAGTTATATCCTGATAAGCTATTTCATACTATGCTTGAATTATCAGGTCTGAAAGACAATATTTCTTTCACCTATACAGAAAAGCAAACTAAAAAAGCACTCCAAGCAATGGATTTAGATAATAGCCACATTTGTCCGCTGCACACAAGAGCAGTGCTGAATATGGATTGTAAAATGGAAATAGTTGAGGATGATGAGGGTAACTTATCTGCTCAAATTTCTGATCATGAGGCAGGCTATCGTTGCTTGTTTCGGCATATACGAAATGCATTTGCTCACAATAATGTATTCTTTTTTGAAAATGGAAATATTCTTTTGAAAGATTACCAGCGTGACGGAGACAAACAAAAAGACAAAAAAGTGACTGCTGCAATACTGATAGAATTCGATACGCTGTTTGAATGGATACGATTAATCGAAACAGATCAGGAAAGGAGCGAAGAATGAGCGACTCTATCTTTTTTCGTGATGAAAGCATCGTTGAGGATATTCTGGCATGGTCAAAACAGAAAAGAGATACAGAATCCAATTGGTATTTATTTGATAAAGTGCTGTACGACTTGTGTAAACAATATCCTCGTCATAATAACCCACATGAGATTGTTGCAAAAATCGCATTGATCGGTCGTGCGTATTCTGCATCTGTTGAACGACGAAGAAATGCAAAAACACAACGTGATCATGATTTTTACTACGAATATATAGCTCCTCTTATCATTGATTCAGATTTAGATGTACGGTTGGATGCACTAAGGCAGTATAAAACGCCAACACCTGATAATCTACCTGAAATCCTTGCTACACATCTATATCTACAAGAATTACTGAAAAAGGCTGCCGAAATGGATAAAAGATCGTTCTCATCGAAGTACCTCCATTTTCACTGTCCTAATCTGTTTTATATCTATGATGCCTATTCTAAGGACAAAATGAATGAAATTGTCAAGCACAAAGGAAGGTGGTGTATTCCTTCTGATTCTGATAGAGAATACGCGATGTATTGCCAAAAATCATTATTTGTTCAACAACAAATTCTACCAGATTCAGAAAACGCACCCCGAATAATCGATTCTTTTTTGCAAACACAATCAAGAGGATACAAGATATAAAAAAGTACTTGCTCAAATGCAGGTGCTTTTTTCATGCCCTCACGGAGGAGGTGAAGCACAGTGGCAAACCGCATCAAAGGCATTACCGTAGAAATCGGCGGTGATACCACCAAGCTGTCCAAGGCACTGGAAGGTGTCAACAAGGATATCAAAGGTACGCAGACGCAGCTGAAAGATGTCCAGAAGCTGCTGAAGCTTGATCCCACCAACACAGAACTTTTATCCCAGAAGCACAAACTGCTGGCGGATGCGGTATCCGCCACTAAGGAAAAGCTGGAAGTGCTGAAAACTGCCGCAGAACAAGCCAATACCGCCCTTGCAAACGGCGAAATTTCCCAGCAGCAGTATGATGCACTACAGCGTGAAATCATCGAAACCGAAAACGAACTGAAACGCCTGACCACAGAAGCAAACAATTCTCACACCGCCTTGGAAAAGATGGGCGTTCTGGGTGAAACGCTGCAGTCCGCCGGGGACAAAATTTCCGGTGTGGGACAAAAGCTGCTGCCCGTCACCGCTGGTGTCACGGCTCTGGGAACCATTGCCGTGAAAACTGGTGCGGATTTCGATTCCGCCATGTCAAAGGTGGCAGCGGTGTCCGGTGCGACCGGTTCAGAGATGGATGCTCTCCGGGAAAAAGCACGTGAAATGGGCAGTAAAACGAAGTTCTCTGCAAGTGAGGCTGCGGAAGCTATGAACTACATGGCGATGGCAGGCTGGAAAACCAACGATATGCTCAATGGTATCGAAGGTATCATGAATCTTGCTGCTGCTTCTGGGGAAGACTTGGCATCTACTTCGGACATTGTCACGGATGCTCTGACCGCTTTTGGCTTGTCTGCCTCGGACAGCGGACACTTTGCAGATATTCTGGCGGCTGCAAGTTCCAATGCCAATACCAACGTCAGCATGATGGGCGAAACTTTCAAGTATGCTGCTCCGGTGCTGGGTTCCTTGGGCTATTCCGCTGAAGATTCCGCTATCGCCATTGGACTGATGGCAAACGCCGGTATCAAATCCTCACAGGCTGGTACGGCACTGCGTTCCGCCATCACCAATCTGGCAAAGCCGACAGACACGGTGGCATCTGCCATGGAACAGTACGGCATTTCTCTGACGGATAGTTCCGGCAAGATGTATTCTCTGCGGGAACTCATGGAACAACTCCGACAGAAATTGGGCGGACTTTCCGAGGCAGAACAGGCACAGGCAGCCGCATCGCTGTTTGGCAAAGAGGCAATGTCCGGTATGCTGGCAATCATCAACGGTTCTCCGGCGGACTTTGAAAAACTGTCCAATGCCATTGATACCTGTTCAGATACAGTAGACGGCTACAATGGCACGACTGAAAAAATGGCGGCTGTCATGCAGGATAACCTTGCCGGACAAGTGACCATCTTGAAGTCCCAGCTGGAAGAACTGGCAATCAGTTTTAGTGATATTCTGATGCCTACCATTCGCTCCATTGTTTCCCGTATTCAGGAACTGGTGGACAAGCTGAATCAACTGGATCCGCAGACCAAAGAAACCATTGTGAAAATTGCACTGGTGGCTGCTGCTCTGGGTCCGATGCTGGTGGTGCTGGGAAAAACCATTTCCAGCGTGGGGACGGTCTTTTCCGCAGTGTCCAAACTGCCTGCCCTTTTCTCTACTGTGCAAGGTGGCATTGGAGCCATTACCGGAGCGTTGGGTGTGTCATTAGGTCCGCTGCTCGCCATCATCGCAGCTGTTGCCGCTCTGGTAGCTGCCTTTGTGCATCTCTGGAAAACCAATGACGAATTCAAAAGCAATATCATCGCCATCTGGGAACAGATCAAAAGCACCTTTACCGGATTGACACAGGGCATCACTGACCGGATAAATGCTCTGGGATTCGACTTTGAGAGTTTCACCGATGTGCTGAAAGCAGCGTGGGACGGGCTGTGCAATCTGTTGGCTCCTATTTTTGAAGGCGTCTTTCAAAACATCTCCAACATCTTTTCGGAGTTTACTGGTGTTCTTCTGGGGCTGCTGGATGCTCTGATCGGTCTGTTTACTGGTGACTGGGAGCAGTGCTGGGACGGCATCAAGGGGATTTTTACGTCTATCTGGAATTTCGTTGTCAACACGTTCCGCAATATCATGAATACTCTGAAAGGCGTTGCAGATGTGGTGCTGGGGTTGTTCGGAACAAGCTGGAACGAAGTCTGGACTTCCATCAAAACATTTTTCGTGGACACGTGGAACAGCATTGCTTCCTTTTTCACGGGAATCGTTACCGGAATCCGGGACTTTTTCGTCAACACCTGGACGTCCATTTCCAATACCTTCACCACCATTGTCACTGCCATTCAGACGGTGGCAACGACTGTATTTACAGCGATTCGGGACTTCTTCACCACCATTTTTACGGCAATCTACAACTTTTTCAGCACGATTTTCAATGCCATTTACAACGTGGTTTCTACGGTTTTTCAGGCAATTCATAACGTCATTACGACCGTTTGGAATGCCATTTACACCACCTTAGAACCGCTGATCACGGCATTCGGCTATCTGTTTCAGACGATTTTTGAAGCCATCCAAATCATTGTGGGCAGAGTGATGGACTGGATCTCGGAGAAGATCAGTGCCATTTGGAATGCAATCGTGGCATTTTTAACGCCGATTTTAGAAGGTATCCGAACGACATTTGAAACCATCTGGAATGCCATTTCTACTACAATTTCCACGGTTTTGGATACCATTCAAGATACGGTAACGACCATCTGGAATGCGGTATCAGGTTTCATTTCTTCTGTTTTGTCAGCAATCTGGAATGTGGTTTCTTCCATCTGGAACAGCATCTCCGGTACGATCTCCAGTGTGATGAATGCCATTTTTTCTGTGGTATCCTCTATCTGGAATCAGATCAGTTCTGCGGTTTCTAATGTTCTAAACGCCATTCGGTCGGTGGTATCTAACATCTGGAACAGTATCAAAAGCACCATTTCCAACGTGATGCAGAGCATTTCTTCTACGGTGTCCAGCATCTGGGACAACATTCGTTCTGCAGTTTCCGACAAAATCAGCGGCATCAAATCCAGCATTCAGAATGGATTCGATGCCGCTGTGGGATATATCAAGGGA